TATTCTCTTGTATCAAATAACTTATAATTAGTATCATCATAATAAACATTATAGAATAATCTATATGGATTATTGATAGGAGTATGTTCTAAAGTTTCTGTATCAAATACATGAAATCCTCTAGGATCATTTACATCATTCCAATAAATCTCATATGGATTACCTAAGTAATAGATATTGTCATTAGAACTTCTATGATGATAATGTCCAGAATATACCTTTTTAAATTTCTTAAAAGGTTTCATATCCATACCGTGTTCCATTATATGACCACGAGTAGCAACAAATCCATTCAATTCAAGATGTCCCATAGCAACAGGAGATCTTGATTTTTTAATCATTGCTAATGTTTTTTCTTTATTATCATCATTAATCCAAGGAACAAGAAGAATACTTATTCCACCTACTTTTATAGGAACTGTTTCAGAATAAGTTGTTATATTTTTATATTCCTTCAATAATAAATCTATAGTATTAATTTCATTAGTATCTTTGTAATAAGCAGTATGATTACCAACAATAGAGTGTAATTTTACACCCATCTTTTCCAATCTATCAAAGTATATTTTCTTTGACCATTCTAAAGATGCAAGATCTATATTACGACGATTATCAAAAGTATCACCCATATCAATAACCGTATCAATATTATTTTCTTCTAAGTAAGGAAAGAAAACATCATCATAAAATTTTTGAAAATAACTGTGTATGTAATCAGCACCTTTCCTAGCACCGAAATGCTGATCAGTTATTATTGCTATTTTCATTATTTCTTTTTACGTACTGGTACTTCAATAGTCCAAGAAGGTGACTCTAATTTAACCATCTTAAATTGTTGTCTATTTTTCTCATAGGTAGCAGCAGGTTCATTACCAGCAGTCTCACCATAATGAGGTTTATTTGGATCTTTTAAACCCATATAATCTAGTATAGCACCATCTACCATAAACCATAGTGCGTCCCAAGTGATAGTCTCTCTCAGTTTTACTGCGATTCTATCAATATCTTCACCATCAAGATACTCACCAGTTGCTACTGCGTGTGAGTAATCTTCATTTTGAGTCAAGAGTTTTGCTCTAGTTTCTACCAACTTATTGAGGTTGATAGAAATTTTTACATCATCATCAAATGCCATTTTATCTTCCAGATTTATATTGGATATTATCTTTAATAGTATTATAATCGGAACTACTACCAGTAAGTGCTCCTTCATCAACATTCATAACTTCATCATATCCTGTCTTCTCAATTATCTTTGTTTTAATTTCTAATTGCTTTTTCTCTTTTTGAATCCTTCTTAAAAATGCATAATGAATAATTTGAGTAAAATATGCAAATGGATTTCTAGACTTTTCTGGATCAAAATTGTGAATGTACTGTACACAATTCTCTATACCATCAGAGATCATATCATCTCTAAACATATAATTTACAAAATTAGGTTTATATGATAAGTGTGTAGCAATCTTCAAGAAACATTCTCCAATGTAATTTGGAACACGGGGTCTTTCGTCCTCGTTCTCTCGTGCCTTGATGACAGAATTACGATAGACAGTAATTGCTTCTAGAAACTCTTTATTGTTGACATAATATTCTGTCTTCTTTTTCATTCTAGGCATTTTCGCTATCCTAATTATAGGTGACACAGTGACAAATGTCAATAGGGCTTGACAACCTCCCACAAACGCAGTAGACTAACTCTGTAAGGGTTCAACGGAAGGTTCTAGCTTCTTTTATATAGATCCTCTAAGAACTTCTTAGTATTCTTTACGGAACCTAGGTGTCCCATTTCACGAGTAAAGCTTTGAGGGTCATAAGATTCTCTAAAATGATTTATCTCTGATGTATGTCTTCTAACAGACTCAGTATAAAATTCAGAGATTTTTTTATCTTCAATTTCAGTCATAGTAAGGACATGTTGTTTTGGTAAAACAAACATGTGATCAAAAGTTGAATGAATCCATTCAGTTAAAGCAAATCCATTTACTCTAATGTTTTTCTTTTGTTGATCTATACGAGTAACTGACATAGGATTTTCCAGAACAAGACTATCATCATCTGGCATATAAGAAACTTTAGATATAAGTTCCTCTCCAGTGGTAAGCTTAATTGTTGCTATAAAATCTGGTTCCATTATCCTGCTTTTAAATTTATTTTAATAACTTCATACTTAAAATTTTCTTCGTTGTAGATGTTTACTCTCTCATTCAGATGTTTAATAGTATAGTTCTGACCACCAATATCATCAGCGATATCATATAGGGTGGCTATAGTTTTACCTTCTCCCCTACGGAGAACTCTCCCAATGGATTGGAGGTTTCTAATTCTTGATTTACTGGGGCTTGCGAACACGATATTGTGAAGACGCTTAATATTGATACCAGTAGAAAAAGTCCCATAGGACGCAACGATGATAGCATTGTTTTCTTGCTCCGTAATTAGTCTAACTTCTTCACGGTCTTCAACTTCAGTTCCACCGTGGACAAAGAAAACCTTCCGATTTTCTTCTACTGTATTATTTATTAACTCATACAAAGGCTCACCATGCTTTTCAACATAGTTAAATAGTACTAGGGTATTGCCTTCTAGATCCTTTACCAAGTTTTTTATTAAGTTGTTACGTCCACGATGTTCAACTAAGTAATCTATCTCATCATGATATGTTTCAAAATGTTGAGGAGCATGTTGACAGAGCAGTATCTTGATCCTAAATTTAGATAGATAGCCTGATTTGATTAAGTCGTCTGTCTTGGTTACTTGGTCACAGGATCCAAATAGACCTTCAAGTACCCACTTGTGGGTCTTGGATCCATCTAATGTACCAGTAAACCCAAATCTATACTTAGCATTATGCAACTTAGTCATGATGCCAGTTAATGATTTACTCTTAAATAGATGTGCTTCATCACCAATGACACAATCTATATCATCAAAATATCTCTTGGGAAACTTGTAAATAGATTGCCAAGTTGATATAATAATATTCTTATTTGTATTCTTATCCTTACCACCATATATCTTATGAACGTATTCATCCGCAGGCCACCCGTAGTCAATGAAGTCATTGACCATCTGCTCAACAAGGGAAGTAGTTGGGACGATTATAAGTATCTTCTTGCTGGTGGCAGCATAGTATCTGACGAGGGAGTAGATCATAAGAGACTTCCCAGACCCCGTAGGAGAAAGTAACAACTTACGATTATTCTTTAAAGCCTCGTACACTGCCTTGTATTGGTAGGGACGGGGTTTTATATTGCAAACTTTATCCATAAAAGTTTTGACACCTTGTGGTGATACAAAACCATTCTCTTCATAGACATCACCATACCATTCATCCTTTTTATATTCTATATGATACTGCCTTTCATAAGCCCATGTATCAAGACGGTCTGTTAGACCACAATATAATGCACCAGTACCAGGAGAATACAAACGGATAGTACCATCCCAGTATTTGTATCTGGGATTCTTTTTTAAATACTTTGCTTCAGGAACTTCAAAAGTGAAATAGTCTGCTAGTTCACGATGAATATGTTCTTCTTGAGAATGAATAGTAATGTATACCTCATTCTTTTTCTTAACTATAAGGTTAGACATAAGGAGTACCACAAAACCACGCTACTAATGATTTTCTCACACCAGATGTTACAGGCCTTACTCTATGCCACAAATGACTTTGAAAGAATACTGCATAACCATTATCAAGTTTTAATGTATCATATCTAGGATCATCAACGGGACTTTTAAAATCTATATCTAGTTCCCCACCTTCATATTCATTTGGATCATTGAGAAATAAACTCATACTTATCTTTCTTGGCAAAGGATTTCGTACATTTCCTTGATCATTATGCCAATTATAATAATCACCTACATCATATATCCCATATTGTATAGGTTCTATACTAGTTATTCTTAAATTCCATTCACTATCTTTATTAACTACACCCATTATATCATCAAGCACACGATATAACTTAGGATCATTTATCCATTTTATATTCCCTTTTCTTACATTAGGATCACTAGAATCTCCTACCAATGCTTTTTGAAGTAAATTTTCATTTATTTTTATAGCATTATTAACAACTTCTAATGCACTCTCAGAAAATTTATATTCAATATATTGAGATCCGTACCTCATCACTGTCCATTAATAAACTTCTCCCACTCAATAGCACTCTTGACTTGGAACCCTCTATTTGATATTTGTTTCATTACTTGATCCAACCAAAAAAGCATCTGATCAAGGAATTTAATTTTCGCTTCTAGGTTTATGACATCATCATCTGATTCAACATAAACTTTCATCTTATCTTGAGTTGAGATCCTACTACCAAAAGGTTTTTCGGCATAGACCTTTGCGTCAGCTTCTCCTCCATAGTATTCACGCTTCTCTCTAATCAGTTTGCGAATTTCAAACTCAAGTGAGGTTTTAATCTGAGATATATCAGTGTAGTGGTTTAAGTATTTATTATGGCAGAAGGGGATGTCAAGTGCTACCTGTGCAAGGTCAGCACTATATTGTTTGTTCTTGAACTGGAAGTCTACGTGACTATCCTCTGCCCATTCTGCTCTCAATTTTTCAAATTTATTACGAAGAGATTCAAAATTCATATATTATTATAAAGCTACGTCAAAATCAGATATCCAATCTTCCTGTGAGTTTTGTACAGTGATATAAGTAATACCTCTGGCAGTTAATTTTTGTGTTAATAAATCATAGGATGCTTGAATTGTATTCATAGTCATACTTCCTGATGTATCAATAAACAAAGCAACCTTAGAGTTGTTTGGAATTTGATCCAATTTGCATATAGTATACCAATCAGAAACACCTGATGGATTAGTATCATCACGATTAACTCTTATAGGACCAAATGTTTTACCTGTCTTATTCATTCCAACAATAGAATGATCTGTTATTGTGATTGTAGGAGATTCAGCAATTGTTATATTAGTAGTTCCAGTCGTCTTACCCTTTGCTACAATCTTAAATTGCTCATCACCTTCAGTCCTACCATCCCTAACAACATTTAATTTTAAAGTTGCAGCATTACTATTAACAACAATATCATAATACGAAGCTGCGTTAACATTATCCCAAGTATCACCATCTTTATATACGTCAATAATTTTGAAAGTTGAGTTAGTTCCTACTGCTTCTATATGACAACGCAACTCAGTTCCATCAGGAATACCAGTAGTAGCAAAAGTAAATATAACTGAATTGGTTACACCAGAAGTTGATTCCTGTACTGTTGTAACATCTGGAGTTACTGTTGCTGTCCAAGGTAAATCATTAATAGTTACTAAAGTGGAAGTTGCTAATAATGCACTACCACTATAATACCCATTGTACAATTCAAACTGTATACTTTCTCCACCATCAGCTATAAAATCTTGTACAGGTGTAAGAGTAATTGAACCAGTCCCAACACCACTACCATCAGTACTAATTAGAAAGTATCCACTTCTACTTCCATATCCACTTCCTCCAAAATCTGTATTAGTAGAAGCTGAACCTGTTACATAAAAATATAAATTTGTGTTATTAGGAACACCTGTTGTAGTAACAGTAAATGTTACTGATTCACCTTCTGTTATTGTTCCAGCAGGACTAACAGCAACTGAGTATGTTCCAGCAGATGTATCATTAATAGTAACTACAGGACTTTCAGCAAGGACAATACTATTATCATTTGGATCAACCAATTGCATTTTAAACCATTCTGATCCTTCATTAACAGTGTAATCATCTTTTATTGTAAGAGTTTTAGTAACAACTCCATTACTAGAGTTAGAATAATACCAACTGGTTGATGGAGCACTAGTAAAATCTCCAGTATAACTAGAAAGGTTTATATTAGGATGTCCTACCCATTTAACATCAAAATGTTGACTAGCATATCCAGTGAATCCAGTCACAGTAATAGTAAAATCTACAGATCCTCCTTCATTAACAGTTACAGCAGTTGCTGGAGCAGTTATCTCAGCAGTTATACCACTACCAAAATCAACTAACGCACCACCATATGCTTTAATAGTACCTGTACATGAACTAAATCCTTTACCAGTATTATACTTATTACGAAGTGTAATCACCCCATCCAATGCCATATTAGACCAAGTACCAGTACCTGTTTGACTACTTCCTCCAATCTGTAGAGGACCATCATCATAAGGAAACTTAAATTCATGATAACTATCTGCTATCTTAACAACACAATGATCACCATAAGTTGCTGGAAAATATACTAACTGTTGATTGGTAACAGCAGATGATATATCAATGGGAATTGTATTCTGTCCTGATTCCATCATCACAACTTTAACATCTGGATCTCCTGTTGGAAATGCAGTAGAAGATCTATTGGCAGTTGTCCACATGGCCTCTAGATCAGAAAGTTTACAAGTTTGTATTTCAGAAGTGAACTTTCCTCTATACTTCTTGAGTACTTCTTTAAAAAATTTAGAATTTTCTAGGGTAGGCTTTGGCATTTTACAATAGAGTGAAATTAGCAGGACTGCCAGAGGCAATTATCTGACTTAAGGCAACGGAATTATCAGCAGCACTATTTAATGCTATATCAGTTTGATAAACTGTGTTCTGTGTACTTGTGTATGAGTATCCATGAATTGCTACCGTGGTTGCTACTAGTGGTCTATTTGTTAGATGCATAAATCTAATCATCAACAATGTTTTTCCAGCAGTAGCAAACCATTCAGCTTTAGTTTGATATCCATTAGCAGCAATCACTGGACCATCATCATGAGTATCCCATCTTTGGATCCAGAATCCAACTTCTCCAAATCCAGGACTATCTGTTATAAGAACTAACCTTCCAGGTATTGTTCCTACTTTAGCATAGGGACCAAGATAGAAGTTAGCATCATCTACATTCTGTAACCAACTAGTAAATGGTTTTGGATACGTAGGAGCACCACCATATGATATTGCTGGTGGATTACCTAATATATCATTTGGATCTACATTTCCATTAACAGGAGCGTTATCTGTCATACCTGGTAATCCATTAGAATTACCACCCATAGGATGCTCTGCAAAAACAAGAGTCAATGTACCTTCTGGTATTAACCCTTGTCTTAAAGCAGCAGCAAAAAGACATGGGTTATACAAAGCAAGTTCTTGTGGTGTCCATGTAGTCTTGATATGCATATCAGCAACATTACCAATTCTAGGATTGATACCAAAATGTTGATTTAAAACAAAGTCTTTATGAATTCTGTATGGACGGTTATCATCACCAAGATCTCCTCCAGCCATATTAAGTACTGTCTTTGCAAGCAATCTTGCAGCTGCAATACCAGTGGCAGGAAATCCAACTCCAACTGCTGTTACTATAGCACGTGCTAAACCAATCAGAGCATTAGGTATATTATCAAAAGTATTCCAGTCACCTGCTACACCAAAATCTCCCATGCCTTCAAAGACATAAGTATCTCTTAGTGTTAAGTTACCATTAGCATCCCAACTAAAAGCATTAGTACCATATCCTAGATTAAAGAAGGTATTGTTAACAGCAGGATCCCATCTTGCTTTGTCTTCATATTCAGCTTTTAACATACCAGGATCAGGAGAACATCCTAAGTTACCAACAAAATTAGATTTTTGTGCATCAGTAAATGGAACATCCAATGGGTTAGCATATGTTGATCCTGGTCCTTGCTTTCCAAGTTTCTGATGATTAAACCAATGTGCTAATGTTATTGCAGCAGTCCAATATCCTGAGATGTGTGCTTCATTACCACGTAACTTAGGATCAATTCCTGTACCAGCTAAGTCTTGATCTTTTAGTAAAGCAGCAGCCTCATTATTATATACTTCAGAAAGAGCCGCTGGAAGATTGTGTAATATATCACCAACATCTTGAGTTACTTTCGTGATACCTGCATTATCATTTGGTATACTACCACCACCAGCAATTATTGTAGCTTCACCTGGAAGGCATTGCATATTCTCAGTAGATCCAAGTGCAGGAGCACAATTCAAATATCCATCAGTAGTTGATGGTGTAAAATCAGCAGCAGTGAAATTAGGATATGGCATTGTATTAATCTGATGGTTCTGAATCTACAGTGGTTGAATCTGGATCAGTTTGCTCCAAGAAACTAGGTGGTATACGAAGATCATTTATAATACTTGCTTCATACATTCCACCAGATGTTTCATTAGATGGTTGTAGTAGATAGAAATGTCTGTCAGGCCAATTTGTTCTGAATTGAACCCACCTATCTTCCATCTCTTTATACGTATCTCCTTGTGATTCATCAATAACAGCAATACAAACTCTATTAACAGATGTCTGAGGTCTTAGGAATGTAATTGTAGTTTGTGCTGTAACCGTAGTACCATTCGTTCCTACTGCTGTTATAGTATATGTTAAAGAACTAGTAAGAGAATCAATATTAGTTGCTTTTGTTGATTCTGTAGCACCAGTCATAGACTTAGAACCACCTGGTCCAGAAACAACTCCTACACTCTGGTTAATAGTTAAACTAGCAACATTAGTTGATGTCCACTGTAAAGCAAAGTTTTGAGCAGGATCCCAATTACCAGTAGTTGAGTTAGTTAAAGTAACTGTTGGGTTTGCAGAAGTTGTAGTAGGACGAGTTAACTGTGGACCTATAGTATACGTCTCATATTTAAATGTAACATCTGCTGTTAAAAATTCTATATCACTAACTGTCGCATCAAAAGGAACACCAGATAAACTAATAGGAAATAAATTTATAAACTCAACAAATCTATTTGAGTTATTATGTGATGTTAATATTTCTAAGTTTGCTAATGAATATTGATCTTTTTCATCTTCTGGTAATCTAGATTGTGAAAGACCATGCTTACGAATCCAATCGTGGATTAACTTATAATTTTTTAGATCTTCATCAATAATAAATCTAACTGAAAAATCACCAAAGGATACACCACCACTACCAGCAATAGGAATATTTCTAAATGGTGTAGGAACCTCAGCAAAAGGCATTGATATATCTGGTATGGAAGCAGACTGACAAAAGAAATCCACACCAGGAAATAATTCAAGTTTTAACTTGAACCCAATTGGTTGTAAAAAATTTCTATTTGTCGGTTGCTCTGTATACCACTCAGCCGCCATATCAACTTCCCAAGCTATACTTTATTTAGTATACCACCAATACGGTCCTTCTCCTGGACCGCCACTGTAATCATCATCGTCATCATCATCCCATGTGATGTTGATCTTTGGTGGTTTCTTTTTCTTCCAACTATTAACCGTAATAACTGTAGCAATTGTCGCAGCAGATACTATTGGTGAAGCGAAGAGTAGTATCTTCTGTAACATTAGTAATGGTATTCGTCTAGTATGTCCAATGCACTATTTAGAGCCTGTTGTGCTGCCCACCTTTCTGTAGGAGACCACTTAGGCCAAGCCATCTTACTATCTATATCTCTTTTGAGTTTCAACAGTCTTGCTGTCATGTCAACTTTGGATAATCTACCGTTCATATTCAGCTAACTGCTATATCATATTATACTATATTTAATAAAAAAAGGGGTGCTTTCGCACCCCTTTGATTTGATATCGTGACCAGAGATCACATAAGGTTTGCAACACGTACACGTCTGTAGTACTGGTTAAGGCCTGCACCGAGAGCTTCAGCATCAGGAGTACCGTTCGCTTTAACAACGAATGGGTTAGCAACCATACCGTAACGAGTCTTAAATCCAATCTTGGGCTGGAATGTGTCTGGACCAATTGATCTGACCATTTGTAGAGGTACATATGGGCAGTAGAATAATCCAGCGTCATAAGGTGAAGAACCTTTGTATCCAACAACGTAGTAGTGAGTGTCACTTACGTTAGCAGAATAAGGATCAACGAATACCTTAATACGTCCGTTAATTGTTCCAACAAGTAGATTACCTGTGTCATCAACTTCACCGATGGAAGGACCACCAGCACCAGTTAGACCTGAAGAATAATCAAGAGTACCACTCATAGCAAGAGCAGAAGCAACATCAGCAGAAGTGATGATGAAGTTACCTTTTCCTCTACGAGTTTGCTGTGCGATTGCGTTAGCATCTCTTTCTACTTGGAACATAAGTCCCTTAAATTTCTCAACCGACCATCTGCCGTTTGAGTCAACGTCTAGGTCAAACACACCAGCGTTTGCCACGTTATTTTGTGCTCCAGACTTAGCAACTGTGTAAACTGTTCTTACAACTTCACGGTTGATTTCAGCAAGGATCTCACTAGACAAGATGTTAGCAAGTTCTTGCTCGGCATCTAATCCGTGAATTGCTTTCAAGTCTTGAGCTAGTTCTAGAGTGTACTCAGCTTTGAGGGCTCTGGACTGTGCAGTCACAGAAGTCTTCTCAATACTGAATGACATCTCACGGAACAAGGTTCCAGACTCTCCTAAACCTTCAGCAACATTTCTTGCCATTGGCTTGTCGCCACGTGCATAGTTACCAGCAGTTGTACCACCACCAGTAGCATCGTTGAGAAGTCCTGGGTTTGCACCAGCAACAGGGTTTGCTGTGTCATATGCATTAGCAGTAGCATCTGATCCAGCAGAGAAGTCGCTGTCTGGCTCGTTGAATAATGCTTCTGGGCCAGCTTTTGTTTCGTAATGAGCCTTCATTGCGAAGATAAGTCCTGTTGGTCCAGACATTGGCTGAACACCACAGATATCATATGCAACTAGGTTAGGCATTGCACGGCGAATCAAGCTGATTAGAACAGGGTCAAATCCAGCTAATCCACCAGTCTTGGTATCTAAACCAGAACCTGATAGTGCATTACCACCGATAGCTCCAGCAGCATTACCACCAGCTCCACCTGCTTCTTGTAACATTCCACGCTCTTCACGTAGAAATCTTTCTTGGTTCTCTAACAGAACTGCGGTAACTGCTTTCTTGTAATTGTCTTTGATGGGCGTAGTGCCTTCATGACTTAGAACAGGGTTCCACTTTTCTGTTAGGGTTTTTGCGTTAAACATTTTTTGTTTACCCTAAATTTAAAAGTAAGTTAATATACTATTTCCAGCGACTGAGTGCAGCAGCATATGCATCCATTGCTGGATTCATAGCAGGTGCTTCTACTCCTTCTACTGGTGTTTCATCAGCAACTTCTGAGGTTGCTACAGCTTTATTCTCTTTGAAGTATGCTTCCTTGAAGGTTGTTACCTTCTTAGTGAAGTCTTCTTCAGATACGAATTCAACTGCTTCAGCAAGTCTGCTGATTTTGTCCTTCTGAGTATCTGCCATTCCTTCACAGACTGTGCTGATGATAGTAGTTCTTGCAGACTCATTTAGACGGTTTTGAAGTTTCACATTATCCTTAACCTGTTCGTCAAGGCGACTTTCCATCTCACGAATTTGTTCAGCCATACTCTCTACCGTGTCAACTTTGTCTTCAGGGATAGAGATGTAGTGCTCTTCAAAGAGATTCTTAAGACCTACAATGAAGTCCTCAGTAATCTCATTCTTTATACCACGATCAACGGCTAATTGATTCTCTTCAAGCCATTGTGTCACGGCGTAGTTCACTGTACCATTAACATCTTCAGAAAGATCTTTCTTAGCAACTTCAATCTTTTCTAAAGTTTCTTTGGCAAAGTGTTCTACAATCTTGTCATGCTCTTCTGCAAGTTTTGCTTTAAGTGCAGCCTCAAAAATTGTCTTGGCTTTCTCAGCAAACTCTTCAGAGAGTTCTGTTCCCTCTAGGAGGGCTTTAACGTCATCAGATACATCTACGGATTCAAAGGAAGGTTTGATTGGATATTGTACATCTGGACCTTTTGACGTTCCATGAGTTATTTCAGCACCAAGGGAATTTGGACCTGCTTCGTCACCACCTTTTCCAGATGGAGATGATGCACTGCCATCCTGTGAAACAGGAGCAGATGCTTTAGCACCAGGATTTTGCTCACCTTCTTCTTTATTAGAGTGAAGAGGCTCTGACTGGGATCCACCCAAGTCATTCCTTGATTGTCCGTTAGCAACAGCCTCTGGAACTTTAGGATCAGAACCTGATGGTTCATCCTTTCCGCTTGATGCCTGTTGAGGGTCACCCGATACTGTTGGGTTTTCGGAACCAGTTCCAGGAATTACTGTGGCAGTAACTGTAGGCATAGGATCTTGATATTCTTTGAGAACATCAGCCTGTTCGGTTGCGAATTCCTCAAACTTCTCGTTTAATACATTTGACATTGTAAGTCTTCCCGTAAATGTTGAAATATCTCTAGTTATTTATAGAATCATAAACCTGTGAGGAAGTCATTGAACACTCTAAGTGTTCTTTCCTCTAGGTTTTGACGTGTAGCGTCATCCATATAACGCTGGTATTTAGCAACCTGTGTTTCCTTCAGGATGCCATTATCCCAGGCCCACTCTTTGCCTTCCATGATACCATTAACAAATGCATCAGGTGCGGAAGGATCAGCGACAATATCTGCTGCTGTTGCTAACATGAAGTCATCCATGACTACTCCACAGTCTTCACGTTTATCAATTGAACCCATACCTCTTGATGAAACACCAAGTTTCACACCATCTTCTAAAAGAGATCTAGCAATGTTACCCATTGGGGTATTCATTATCTGTGCTCTTCCGATGAAGTTATTACCTTCAGCAGCAAGCGATGTGATTCTGTGGGAAACACGGTCAAGGTTAACAGTAGGACCGTCAGGATGACCCAACTCCCCAAGAGCACGTGATGTTTTAACATACTCTTCATTGTATCTGTTGACTTCTTTTTCAAGAACTGAAAATGGATACATACGTCCATTGCGATTCTTGATTTCTGATTGAAGGAATACTCCCTCAATATAGAGTTTTTTATCAGCACCTTTACCTTCGGTGATGACCTCTACATTTTCAATCGTTTCCGTTATCAGTTTCATTTGAAGGTTCCTCTGGTTTATCTTCTACTGTCTCATCAAAAAATGTTTTAGCAACTGTTTTTTTGTAGTCGCCAATGGCATCACTTGATCTTGCATAAAGTAAATCCTGTATAGCATCAATTGCTTTCGCACGTTGATTATCATCAATAGAATTTACAATATCCAAAACACCTTGTTCTGGATTTGCCTGATCAATCTTTATATCTTCAGTCATGATAATTAAT